CAAATGTAGTATCTTGAGCTAAATAAGGTACTTCTGTCCAATTATTTCCATCTGAATCTACTATTGTTTCAATTGATATTATATTTTTATCAAATAAGGTTAATGTTTTAAATTGTTCAACATCATTAATAACAAACGTTTGTGTTTTTTTAGTTCCTGATACTGATTTTATATTCTTTTTTAATAAATAATATTCTGGATTACTAGATGTATCATATTGATATATATTAACTATTGTAGGATCAAAAGAAGAAGAAAAACCAAATCTTACATCATCTGTTGTATAAAAAGTAGCCCCTTCAGTTGAATTAAAAGTAGATCCTGCTTCTATATCTAAAGTATAACTGTAATCTGGTAAATATTCTCCTCCTATGTTTATAGAAGGAACTAATTGAAACATTTCTAAATTAACAGAAGCAGCTGATGTTACTTTAGGTTTATACCCTAAAGCATAAGCTAAATTATATAAATTTTCCTTTTCTTGTGCTAATAATAAAAAACATTCTCTTAATTGTGTGTCAGTATAAAAAGATAATACATCTCCTACATAAGCTGCCATTTCTAAGAACATCATTCCTGGATTACCTTCACTAAAATCATTGAAATTATTAGGAAAATATATTTCCGCAAATTCCATTAATTTATCTTTATAAGAATTATAATCTTTACTTAAATATTTTACATCCTTAGTTTGTGTTTTATTTGATATTTTATTATAAGCCATTATTGATTAAAATTAAGTTGTATTGCATCTGTAGTATTATCTGAATTAATACTATATATTATTTTTATAAATAATAAATGTTCATCATCTAAAAAATCAACTATTGTGTCCATTAATGATATTTCAGGTATATAAATATTTATTTGTTCATTTATTAATGTGTTTAAAGAATCTATATCTACATTTTGTTCAAAAAGATAATGTTTTAATCCTACTCCAAAATTTGGTTCATTTATTCTTTCACCTGGTTGAGTTAATAAAAGATTTATTAAATTAGCTTTTACTTGTTCTTTTAAAGTTTGAGTTCCTTTAAACATATTAACCTCATCTAAAGGAAAAGCAACCCCAATACTAACATTTTTGTTAATATCTAATGGACTTATTCTTCTTGTAGAATTTACTATTGGCATTTATTATCTTTCTTTTTTCTTATTTATTGCTTTCATTAAATCACTATAGTCTCTAGTTACTACATTTGCTACTGATTCAGGCATACCTGTTGTATCCATAGACATTGGAGCTCCTGATGCAAATGGTTGTGCCATACTTACTGGTGAATTTCCTGAATCTAAATTTGTGTCTCCTTGTGCTGTTTCATTTAATAAATCATTTAAATTATTATTAGATGTAAAATTATGATTTTTTATTGGTTTATTAGGTATAGGATTTGATCCCATAATTTTTTCTCTTAATACATTTTTTGATGTTTTAGGTATTGAATTATTAGGTACTTCTACTATTCTTTCCTTATGTTCTACAATAGTTGGTTTTAATTCATCACGTAAATCTTCTTTAAGTGTTTTAATTTCTCTACGCAACGCATAATCGATTTCTTCTCTAACTACTTTTCTGATTAGATTTTCGAATGTTTTTGCTTTCATGTTTGTTTATGTTTGTTAATAAATATAAAAATTTTTAAGGTAATGGTACAGTTTTTACTTCATAACTTGTTTGAAGATCATCTTCTGTTCTTATTAGCCTTTCTATTATTTTTGTTTTTCCATTTTCTTTAAGATCTTCTAAAAGATCATTATATAAAGTTGTCATTTTATCTCTTATATTTTTTGTATTTGTATCTGTTAAAGTTCCTGCTGCTGCTTTATCTATTGCTGCTTGTATTTGTTCATCTAATAAATTTGGATTTATAGTGCCTGCTCCACTTCCATCTCCACTTCCATTATTACTTATAGGAGATTGATCTGCTACATTACATTTTTTAATATAATTTCTAAATAAAAATATAATAAAATCTTTTAATTTTTGTATTACTGCTATTAAACTTTTAATGGCCATCATAACAATTTCCATAATACTAAATAATTTTTCTATTGCTTTTAATACTAAAGGTAAAGCTGCTACTATTGTTAAGGCTAATTTTGCATATTCTTTTACTTTTCCTAAAATTAATCTTTTTTTCTCCCCCATAAAATCAATTAATTTTCCACTAGCTGCAAGACCTGAAGATATTGCTAGTGCTACTTCACATGCTATTACTACTATTAATAAAGCTGGTACTAAAACATCTTTTATTATTTCTAATATTTTTTCTATTTTAGGTATTATTTTATCCCTTATTTTTTTTAGTTTTTTATCTATATTTTTTACTTTTGCTAATCCTTTTTCTGGAATTTTTTTAAGATTATCTAAAAGTTTAATAAGTTTATCATATATTTTTGTCATTTTATCTTGAGCTTTTCTTTCACAAGAACTAGATATAAGTTTTTCTTTAAGTTCATCTTTACTAGGTAATTTTTCTTTTACTTTTTGAACTTGTTTTGTACCTTGTTTTCTTAAATCTTTTTTAGCTGTATAAAGTTGTTTATCTATTTGACTATTTATTAGATTTCTTATTGTTGTTGCTGACATTTTATGCTATTTTTGTTATTTCACTTTTAAAACTTATAATATTATCTTTTAAATCTTGTATTTGTTGTTTTCTTAAAGACAACATACCTTGATTTGCAGGATTAGGTCCTGTTGGGGCTCCTGGAGCTGTTGTTATATATGCTACTTTTGTTACTAAATCATCTATTAATCCTTCAAGTGTTTCTAATAAATCCATTTGCCATCTATCTAAATGATCTCCTAATACTGCGGGTTCTGTAGGTAATAAATCTTCTCCATATTCTCTTTTTAGCCCTAAATAAATATTAGGAGAATTTATTACAACTTTACTTGCTTTATCCCCATCTTTTTTATCACTAGTATCAAAATGAATACTACCTACTGTGCTAAATCCTATAGCTTCTTTTGAAAATAATAAAATAGAATCATCTTTAGCATTAAATAATAATCTGTCTGAGTTTATTATTACTTGCTTTCCTTGATATATTTCTGGAGCGTCTGGTTTATAACTCATTTTATATTTGTTTTTTAGCGTAATCTATTAAAGTTTGTTGTTGACCTTCGTTAACATATGCATATGTTTCAGATTTATATATTACATTCATGTCTTCATCTTTAACTTCAACAGATATTAATCGTGAATCACTTACATTATAAGTGTCATTTTTATATTGTTTTTCTATAGTTATATAAAATCCATTACCATTTTCTACTTGATCAGCATTAGGATGTTTAGATATAGGAGGTTCTGCATTTTCAGATACTTCATTTAAGTATTCAGGATATGCTCTTTTTATATCATTTTGATATCCTGCAGCAGAAACAGGTCCCCCATATCTTTCATGTAAAGTAGAGTTATTAGAAGCTAAGGATGTTTTTTTTCTATTATTACCACTTTTATAAGATATATGAATCCAAGAACCATTTACTCCTTTACCTAATTCAGGAAATTCCCAAATCATCTGATCAAAATCAATTCCTTCATCAATAATCCAATTAAATAATTCATGTGATTCAAAATTATTAATACTTACTAAATCAGAAGCATATCCAAATGTATGTTGACTATCTTCTGCTCCTCCTATATATTCATTTAATGTTTTACTTCTATAAACTGAAGTTATAACTATATCAGGATATCTGTCTTTTATAGGATTAACACATTTATACATAAGATTATTTATATTTGTTATAATTTTATCTTTTTCATATTCAGGGTTATCTCCTAAATAATCATCTCCAGGGACATTACCTCCAATTTTTTCAGCTTCTTCAGGTCCACAATATTTATTATCATTTTTATCAAGAGTTCTTGAATAAATGCATTGTTGTAATGTAAAATATTTTGCCATAATTAATTATTAAATTCTTTCTCCTCCAAATTCATAATCTTCTATTGAATCATCTATTGTTTCTTTTATTCCTGATAATCTATTATCAGACATACCTCCTCCTCCTATATCATTATAAACATATTCTTCTAAAGAACCAGGTTTAGATCCTGGATCATCTTCTACTTCATAATATCCTAAATTAGTTCTTATTATATTAAATCCTTTATAAGTTTCTACTATGTTAGTTGGAGGTGGAGAAGGAGTATAAGAACCCCCCATTGGTTTATTTAATTCTTCAGCAGTTAAATTATATTCATTTATAGATTTTATTGATATTTCATCTAATTCTACTTCTGTGTCTTTATCTATTTCATTGTTTTCTGAAGGGGCTACATCATAATATGCTACTTCTTCAGGTACTACTGTTTCTTCGAGATTTTCTTCTTCAATTACAGGTGGTGGAGAATTTAATATTGGTTCTTCTTCATCAGATATTTCTTGTTCTTCTATTTCAGGTTCACTTATAATATTTAAAGGAGGATCTGTTAGTAAAGTATTTATATTTTCTGGTTGTACTAAATTTGCACCAAAAGATTTTTGATAAATAGAAGCAGGTATAAAACTTTTTAATCGTTGGTTAGAAGTTAAATATATACTAGAAGCATCATCATCTATATCTTCTATAGAGTGAACCCATCCTTTACCATCTGTATCTTCTAATTGACCATTTCTAATAATTAAAATAGGGTCTCCTGTTTTTCCTTCTTCACTACTCCATCTATTTTTGTTTTCTTCTAATATATCTTCACTTATATTAGTAGATCCAAAACGAATTGAATTACCAAATCTACCTTCTATTATTGTATCTCCTTCATAAGGTAAAAGAGGTTTTATTTGGATTTGTTCTTTAAAATAATTTCCTAAATTTATATCTGTTCCTTCATCTTCTACTTGTCTTACTGCTAATCCATTTTCTGTTTGTTTATAATCTTGTTTAGTTGAATCATCTGATAATCCTTGTATAGTAGGAAGAGCATTATGATGAGGATGATTCCATATATTTAAAATAGGAAAATAATAATTTGTAAATCCTCCCGTATTATATATATTTTTATCATAAGAAGACATTATTAAAACTATTTCATTTATTAAAGGATAATTTTTTAAAAATGAAAAAACAGGCCTAGCTGTATTATTTATATTTGTCCATAGATTTTCTAAAGGTATATTATCATCTAATTTAGTAAAAAAAATAGTACCTATAGCATCATATCCCCCAAATTTAATAGCTTGAGGATGTTCTATATTTAGAATAATATCTTTAACTCTTACAGCAACTTGTGACATTTTATTATTCTTTTGGAGGTTCTATTTGTTTTGGTTCATCAACTGTTTTAGCTATTTCTTCAGCTACATCCATTAATTGATCCATTTCTTCAGCTGTTAATAAACCACCATCACCTGTTGAAGCAGCACCTGTAGATAAACGTTGTACAATAGCAGCCATCTTAATTAATTGGTCGTCGTTTTTAACGCTGATTTCCATGTATTCTTTGATTAAAGGGACTACAACTGTAGCATCACCTAAAGATTGGACTAATGGTTTTAATTCAGCTATTAAAGATGCAAGTTGTTTTGCTTTTTTCTTTTGATTACCGTGAATTTCTTTTAATAAATCTCCAAAGGATTTATCGTCAAAAAGTATTTGATTTAATGAATCCATATTATTTTATTATAAATATGAAATTTTTAGACTTTTACATACCCTGTTTCAATAAATTCAGAGTAAAGTTCTTTATATAAAACTTTTAATTTTTTAGTTACTTTAGTAATAACAGGAGTATCTACTTCTGTTATTTCTCTAATATAAATGTATAGAGCTTTTTTATTAAATATTTCTAAATTTTCTCTACGTTTAAAGAGTATATTTATAGCATCACATACTTTTCTATCTTTTTCTTTTTTAAACATAGTAAACATATTTTTATCAATATATTCTGTAAGATAATCTATAAAATCTTTTATTTCTTGTTTACGCCCATCTCTTCCTAATTGACGTAAAACACCATCATCTTCATCCGCTGCTAAAACATCCACTTTTTGTTTTTTCTTTTGATAATTGTTATTATTATAAAGTATAAGATAATTTTTATCTACAATTGAAAAATAACTAAATGCTTTAGTATTTTTTTCTGGTTTAAAATAATCTAATTTTTCTTAAA